GGTGAATGACGAAGGCAACCAATATGTGAAAATACGAGCAATCTTTCCGTATCCTCCAGAAGTACATACGAAGAATGATTGCATCCTTTGGGCCCTGGCCGCGAAGGAGATAGTGTGTGATGCACTGAATCAAAGCGCATATGAAGCAGAAGGCAAGCCAACGCTGTTCATCAGAGTCCCAAAGAAAGGGACCAACTCGGAGATCGCCCAGATACTCAATGAAATGCCGAAAGGCTTACTTTCTATGATAGCTGGTGATGATTCCCTTGACGCTTTACGTACCACGAACGGGAAGATGTGGACTACTGCGGCCGATCTAGAATCTTGTGATACCACACTAGGAGAACTGATCGAGCCTGTCTTGAAAGCCTTGACTTCTAAAGGGCTTCCTGACGTTGTCGCCGACCACGTGCGCGACACCTGCACAGGTCCATTCACCTTTGAGCACCATGACACGGACGAGCATGGCGACCCTTTGTTTTACAAAGTCGTCGTGCGCATTATGAGGATCAACGGGAGCGGACACTCCCTCACCACATTGTTGACTGTTTTAGTCAACGCTTCCATCAAGCTTAGAGCTTGGGAGTTGTGGAACGGGGAGCCGCCAACCTGGCCACGCGCCTTAAGGGCTGCTTGCGCCGAATTCGGAACCAGAGTGAGCATCGAGGACCACGGTAATGATGGAATGAACCCGATCGGCATGGACACATTTTTGTCCTGCGTGCCGATGCGCGAGAAGAAAATTGGAAAGCTGTTCTCATTGGGCGGCGAATACAGATTTCCTATCGTAGCGATTCCAAAAGGTCATATCAAAGCACTTTTCATCAAAGGAGTGCGAGGAGAACTAAAAGGTAAGACCAACCTGGCAGGCATCGCCGCCAGGGCCCGCGACCCAGCTTTCACCCATACCTGGATGGGGATGGCAATGAGGGGAGCCATGTGCCGTTTCCTTGTTGGGAAACCAGTTCCACCTGAGGAAGGGGAGCCGAAGAACCCATACAAGTTGAGATACGAAGAGTTGGAAGAACCACTCATCGACATGAGCTCTGAGCTGGCGTACTACCAGCAATTTGGCGACTTTACAATGGCCGACTTCGTCTTTGAGATGGCCAATTGGAGCAGAGTCGAAGAATTCCCTGTGACTAATGTCGGAAACCAATTCCGCATTCTCGCAGCGGTCGCGCGGGCGCAATACGGCCTGGGTTAAATTCCCGGGCGCACGGTTAGGGCGGATTAATCAACCGAAAAGGGATAAAACTCTTACCACCGTGCATAAATACCCAGAGAAGGGGGCGGAGTGCTCTGCCCCCGGAGAGAGAGAATATTTCAAAAGAAATAATTGTCTGATTAACAATGACGCAAGAAAAAGCAAAGCAAAAACAAACAAGGAACCAACGGCGACGTGAACGTCGACGCCAGCACCATGTGACTCCCAAAGAGCGCATGGATGTTTCTACGCAGGCCCTCGATCATTTTGAAGAAATGATGGACCCCACTGCAAGAGACATAGCTGAAGTCAAGTACGAACACATCATAGCTGATCCCGCCGGCGCGGAATTGGTTGGAGTCCCGATGGCGCTTGGCGGCGTGCCCCCTACTTCAGTCAAGGTGCGGATGAGGTTGGCCAAAACGATGATATCCAGTAACACGGGTGAAATCGCGATAGCCTTCTACAACTGCTCCGGGCCCCCTGATTCATCATCATATGCAACCTTTGATGATGTTGAGGCCCTGACGAAGTCCCTAGGCAACACCCTCCCCAAATGGGGAAGGTTCGGCGCTGCCCCGACGACTATCGATCTCTATCGACCCCCCTTGGTGGTTGGAGGATACTTCGGTTCAGGTATCCCAGCTCTCGGCGACAGCAATGCCACACCGCTCGTCGACTCAAACAGTTTGACTGTCCCCGACCCGGGGCTCAGCCTCCGTCCGGGGGTTGGGCGCCTAGTGGCCCAGGAAGTCGAGATTTACCCTGTGGGCCCAATGCTCACAACGAAGGGACTCGGCTACACAGTCATTTTGAATGAGACCGCTTCCTCAGCCTTGAATGGCAGGACACCCCAAGATGCATACCAATTGCAGAACACCCAACGCCATAGCTTCCCTTTGGCGAACTGGGACCCCGATCACGTGATCCGAGCTGTAAGAGTTCCAATGGCCCAAACTGATGTGAACCTGCTTTCAACAGATTACACCAACTACCAGGACGAACCTGGCTACTACACCAAGTACAACTATTTGAAAGCTGGTGAAGTGTGGGGCGCTTTCTTCGGCACAGGACTAGAGCCTGCCCAAGCATTTCGAGTTGAAACAACACTCGTTTATGAATTTGTGGCGTCTCAGTATGCGTTCGCGACTGCGAACAATGCTGTGACAGGAAATGGCACCGAGTTACTGACCGGAATTAAGGAAGCGCTCCCAGCCGGAGTATACTCCCAAGCCCATCTCCCAGCGAACAAAGCTGGGGCGGTTGCTCATGCGATGACGGAGCAGCACGGACCAAAGCACGCCGCCGGTTTTGCTTCCTTCCTTAAAAAGGTTGGAGGCGGAATCGGCAAAGTTGCTGAGGAAGTGCTCCCGAAGTTGCTGGGCGCCGCGTTGACTGCAGGCACCGAAGGCATGTTGCCCCCGCAAGTGGGCGATATGTTAGGACGTGAAGCATTCACATTGGTGAACGGCTTTTCAGGGGCACCTGTGCAGTCCCTGGGCGTGGCGCCAATGGTGTCACCACCCCGAATGCCGCAACTTGAGCCTCAGAGGGAACCCAAGATCGAGGAAGTCGATTTTGCTTTAGTGCAGAACGAGAACCCGACCCAGAAGGGAGCTGGAATTCCTCCACTCCCACCCTCCCCCGAGTGCAACATTGCGAATTGCGCCAATTGCCACTCATGCGGAAACGCAGAGTAGGCAGAGATTCTCT